CTAATCTGAACCCATCACCTGGGGCATGGGTGGGGCAAAGTCAGATAATTTTTGGTTTAGTATGGTGATCTGTTCACGGTTGTTATCGGACATCCAGGAACCGTACACCTGATACACCATTTGCGAGTTAGCATGCCCCATCTGGTTTGCGATAAAATTGGGGTTTGCTCCTGCTGTTAATGACCAGCATGCATATGTATGGCGCGACTGGTAGGCTTTCCGATACCGGACGCCAGCGCGTCGCAGTGCCGCTTCCCAGCTCTGGTTTACTGAAGCCACAGCATAGTGATGGCCCGCTTTTCCGTTCGTGGCGCTCAGGGATGGATTGAAGACAAAAGTGCAAGGGTGGAAGGTAGAGCGTCCAAATTCCCGCAGCTTAACTTCGATCTGATATTGCTTACCAAGACGTGTCATTTCTGCCTGGCGTTTCAGTACATCCAGTGCAGGCTTGATCAAGTAAACGATCCTGTCTGTGCCAGCCTGAGTTTTCGGTAGCGTGAACTCTTTCATCATCGTGTGGTTTCTTCTAACCATCAGCGTTCCAGCCTTTAAATCGATATCTTCCCACGCCAGTCCGCAAAGCTCCCCATGTCTTAATCCGGTATATACAGCGAGCGACCAGAAGTTTTTTATCTGCAGATTGCCGCAGGCCTCGATCACCCTTGAAAACTCTTCCCGCGTTAGCGGATCTGGTTCAGGCTTTGCCTTTTTAAGAGGGGATATTCCTTCAAACGGGCTTTTCTCAATGTAACCACCGCTCACGGCGAATCTGAAAATGCCATGCAGAACTGACATGTACAAGTTAACAGTTGGTACTGATCTGCCTTTAACCGGCTTTGTTTTTCCGGCTGAAATGATCTGGTAGCCTGTCAGCAACTCTTTTCGCAGGTAAAGCAGAGCTTCAGTGTTAATCGCCGAAACCAATTTTTTTTCACCAATCATCGGGATCACATTTCTTACGATTGAGTCGTAACGTCGCATGGCATTGGTTGTTATCTCCATACGTTTGAAGCCAAGCCATCTTTCAGCCAGCGCCCCGATGGTAATTTCTCTTTTGTTTACCCCAAATTTGTCCAGATTTGGCGAGTCAGGAAACTGATTCGCATAATCAAAGCAGCCCGTTTTGATAGCAAAACAAACAGAGGCCCGCAGAACCCCGGCCACTTTGCGGTTTTTAGCGGTGTCAGGGACACCGAGGTTTTCCCTGACACGCTTTCCTTTATACAGAAACCATATGCGCAGCTTGCCGCCATGGTTTTCTACACCCGTTGGGTAAGACGTATTACTCATTGAAGCCTCCCAACGTCCAAGAGCGCGCCATAGCTTAAGCCTTTCCAGACAAAACAGCACCAGGCTGTTTTGCGGCCTGTCGTTCAATCCACGCATTTATCGCTTCGCAGTTATAAACGCATTCGCTGTTCGGCTTCGGTTCACCATCTGGAGCGATATGAAGATACTCCCGGCCTTGCAACCAGGATGTTTTGCGCGCTTTCGCGATCGTGCCGGGGCGTAGTCCGGTAACGGCGACGAGCTTATCTTCGGTGATCCATTTGTTTGGCGTTAACTGAACCACTTCTTGCATTATTACCTCCACTATCCGGCTGCACCCGGTCTATAGATCTTAGAAAGAGCAGGTTGAGTACCCGCCAACCCATGCGAAATAGGGTAAGCCTGCTTAAGCAGGTTTTGCTCACTTTCGTGAAAGGGAGGCGGCCATCTGCACTAGCCGCCGGGTAGTTTCTCCACAACACTTAAAACCAGCAACGCTACAGCGTTTGGTTGAAAGATGGATATGAAGATACAAGAAAGTTTGTTTGTTGTGAACAAGAAATATTGTTTAAAAGGGAGGTAAAAACAAAAAACCTTGTGAGAAAAGGACTTTTTCTTGGTTCATCTTGGATTGGAATTATGGCTTGGTTTGGCAACTTCCTACTACGTCACCTACAAAAGACTTAGTGGAACTGCCAAAAACAGAGTTGATGACCTTTGAGTAAAGAACCTTTTTATTCTCTGCTATAGACCAAGTTTCAACCGTGGTTGTGTTCTGATCATGATATAGGCCAGTAGCGGTTGTAGCAGATATCGGAACGTAGAACATGCCAGATCCAGAAACACTGTTGCCCACGTTAAGCAGAGTGGCTTTTTCGCCCTCAATAGCTAACTGAAAAACACCGTTACTTATACGGTCCGTACCATATTCATATTTATTTATATCCATCGCGCCATAGCCTTGGAGGTTACTAACCACCCAGCACTGTGCCATGGTTGCGTTTGATACAACGGCTAACCCAAATGCCATTACTATCCGCTTCATGTTGTCCCTTATACGAATTTCACCCTTGCCTCAACAACTACGCCAATTATCTTACAGTTACCATTGATAGGCACCATTGGCCATGCAGGATTTAACCCTTTGAGGTATTTATTACCACCGTCTATAACAAGCTTCTTGAATGTAGCTTCGTTTGCATCAACCAGTTTCGCAACTACTAAGCTACCATTCTTGGGCTCGCGTCCTGTATCTACAAGAACGATATGGCCTTCCGGAACACTCTGACCAACCGGTGATGTCATTGAGTCGCCTTCTACACGCAACCAGAAACCGTCCCCTAACATATGAATGTCAGTGTCATACCATTCTTCTATTTCTTTTAAATTATAGGGTTCACAAGCTTCTGACCAAGTGCCGGCACTAACAAGACTAATCAACGGGTATTTTCCTTTCGGCTCATTTAGTCCCACATATTTCACATTACCTTCAGCTACTCCGTTTATCAGCCAGTCGACAGAAACGCCGAGCTCATTCGCTAATTCTGGCAAATAACGGGGTCTCTTCGTCTTGCCGTTTTCGAGTTGCTCTATAGCCTGCTGGGAAGTACCGACCCTTTCAGCAAGCTCAGTCTGCGTAAGGCCTAGAGCCTCTCGCTTTGTTTTTACCCTCACAGCAATGCTCATTATTCACCTCATAAAAGCCCTCCAAATCTTTACAAGAAAACCTGTATTTGACAAACAATATACTTTGTTTAATATACAAGAAAGTTTGTATTGGAGGAGGTATGAAAACTTTGTCTGAGCGCCTTAAGAAAAAACGCCTGGAAAGAAACATGACCCAGACTGAGCTAGCCAGTAAGGCAGGTGTAAAGCAACAGTCTATCCAGCTTATCGAAGCGGGAGTCACGCAAAGACCGCGTTTTTTATTTGAGATAGCGCAAGCCCTTGATTGTGATCCGCTCTGGTTACAGTACGGAAGAAAAGGTGGAGATGCTGCCTAAGCATTTCTTTTTTCAATCTTAAGTGAATGAAACCAGCTGATTTAGCAGCACTGCTTAGCGTTCATTTGCGAAACCGCATCCATAACCTGCAAAACCATAGCAGCAGGTAATTGGGGGCGAAACTACCAAAGGAAAAACAAGATGGTAGACAGCATAAAAGCAGCAATAAGTACGATGTGTAAGGCACACCCTGCCGGTCGTCTCGGGATGGCTGCCGATCTCGGCATGAACATCGACACCTTTCATAACCACATGTACCAGAAATGCGGCAGCCGCTTCTTCACGCTGGCCGAACTTGAGCGCATGGAGGACCTGTCCGGCGTATCGATGCTGGCGGAATATGCCGCGGCGCGCGTCGGCAAATTGCTGGTGGACGTTCCAAAACCGGAAAGCATGGACAACGTGGACCTGTTCGCGATCGACATGAAAACCAGCGCGGCGAAAGGCCAGCTGGCGCAGGCGCAGATTGAAGCGGCTGAGGATGGGGTAATTGACCGTCATGAACGCAAAAAGCTCTCTGAGCTGTTTCGCAAGACCATTCGCCACCAGTTCCACGGATTCATGGGCTTTATGGCGCTGTATGGGGTTTCAGACCAGGCAGTGGAAGTATTTATGAGCACCAGAAAAGGTGACGCCCCGAGTGTGCAGCTCGAGGCGTCGGGCGCGTCTTTTCAATAGTGGAGAAACTACGCATGAACAGTTTAACAACACGTTACCGCAGGTCGCAACTTATTGCGCTGCCGGTACCGGGTGGAGCCGGTCCGGTGCAGTACCGGTATGCAGTGAGATTATCAGGCCACTGTGTGCCCGTCAGCTACCAGCTCGCTCAGCAGATGGTAGGGGAGTTTAACCGCCAGGCGGAGGCTTTCGCGTGCAGGAACTCAACAGACGATATCGCGACTGGCGGGGAACTGAAGTCCACGTCACGGGTTACGACCCCGAAAAACGACAGGTTATTTTCCGGCGCGCTGGTTACCCGCACGACTGCATGCAGCCTGTTGAGCGGTTCCGCGAGAAGTTCAAAAGGGTGGATGCATGAGCGTTAAGTTATCAGCATACGTGTGGGATGGCTGCGCGAGTGCCGGTGTTAAAGGTACAAAGCTGCTGATCCTGGCGCGCCTGGCTGATTTCTCCAGCGATGAAGGTATCAGCTGGCCCAGCGTCGACACTATCGCGCGCCAGATTGGCGCTGGTCGCAGCACCGTTATTACCGCGGTTGGTGAGCTTGAGCGTGATGGATGGCTGACCCGTAAAGAACGTCGTCAGGGCCAGCGCAGTGGTACGAACATCTACACGCTGAATGTGCCGCGCCTGCGTCAGGCTGCTGCCGGTGCTTATTCTCAGGGTCCAGTTTCTGAACATTCAGAATCTGGACGTTCAGAATCCGAAGGTTCAGAAGCTGGACGTCCAGAATCTGAACGTCCGGAAAACCGCAAAAACGGCGCTTCTCAGGGTCCAGAATCTGGACACGATCCGTCAGTAAATTCAAAACAAGAACCATCAGATAAAAAACCTTCTTGTCAGGTTGCCGGGCAACCCGACGCTGAGCAGCTGATCACCGATAAAGCGACTGCTGTGCTGAAGCACCTGAATCTGGTCACCGGCGCGCGTTACCAGAACTCGAAATCCTCACTGGAGAACATCCGGGCCCGGCTGCGCGAAGGGCATTCCGTGGAAGACCTGCAGCTTGTGGTCGACTACAAACACGAGCACTGGCACGACACGGAAATGTACGACTACATGCGCCCGCAGACGCTGTTCGTCCCGAGCAAGCTTGAAGGCTACCTGCTGAGCGCCACCCGCTGGAAAGAGCGCGGACGCCCGTCCCGCCAGCAGTGGAAGCAGCGCAGTGTGCAGCGTGACGACAGCGCATTTAAAGCCAGCTATGCCGGTGTTGATTACAGCCAGGTTCCGGAGGGGTTCAGATCATGAAAAAAGAGAAGCTGAAACACGAAGTTTTCGAAGAGATGGCCTGCCAGCTTGAAAGGCAGAATCTGTGGCGCCGCGCCGCACATGCTTACCTGGCTGCATTCGATGCTTCGAAGAGTAACCGGGACCGCGAACGGCTGTCTAAGAAGCGCACCCAGTGCCTGAAGATGAGCAACCGCGTTGGTTACGTGGAAGGCCGTTGCTATCTGGCCGGTAATTATGTGGGGGAACTGTGATGCACCCGTTGAATGCTTACAGCCAGGCGCTGGCAGCGCTGCGCAGCAAACCGGCTCACGAACTTAAGGAAGTCGGCGATCAGTGGCGCACGCCGGACAATATTTTCTGGGGCATCAACGCCATGTTCGGCCCGCTCGTACTGGACCTGTTCTCTGATGGAGAGAACGCCAAATGCGAGGCGTATTACACCGCGGAAGATAACGCGCTGACGCAGGACTGGTCGGCGCGTCTGGCCGAACTCAACGGCGCCGCTTTCGGCAACCCGCCATACAGCCGCGCGTCCCGGCATGACGGAGATTACATCACCGGCATGCGCTACATCATGCAGCACGCCAGTGCGATGCGGGAAAAAGGCGGGCGCTACGTATTCCTGATTAAGGCGGCCACCAGCGAGGTCTGGTGGCCGGAGGACGCAGATCACGTCGCCTTTATCCGTGGCCGTATCGGTTTCGATCTTCCGTCATGGTTCGTCCCTAAAGACGAAAAGCAGATCCCGTCCGGCGCGTTTTTTGCTGGTGCGATTGCGGTATTCGATAAGAACTGGCACGGCCCGGCGATGAGCTACATCAGCCGCAAAGAACTGGAAGCGCGCGGCGACGCGTTCCTGGCGCAAATCCGCCGCCAGGCTGAACGCATGCTGGCAGGGAATCAGCCTGGACCGGCTGAGGATGAAGCAGAGCCGCATTCAGAAACTGAGCCGCAACTGCAGGCTGCTGAAACAGAGTTGCCACTGACAGCAGCCGACATCCTGGAACGAAGCGGCGTTGAGGCATGGGCCTGTGCATGCGCGGCGTTCGGCAGCAAAGAGGCGTATGCCTTCCATGAATCCCGCTTTGCTCACAGCTGGGCTGCCGATTCTGTAGAAAACCCGATGCTGGTGACGGTGACCGCAGACGTCATTTCGCGCGCGCAGTCGCTGATTAAAGAGCACATCAACGGTGTGAAACTGCGGGCGTTCATGGACCTCAATGATTTTGTCTTTCAGGACGATCCGGAGCGGAAAGACATGCACGAACGGCTTGCGACGGTCGCTCGCGAAGCTGAAGAGCAGCATGGCCTGGCGATGGATGAGTTTCTGCTGGTTGTCGGGGCAATTGACACCACGCACTGGCGGAACATTCGGCAGCTTAGAGCCTCCATTCGCGAAATGGCTGGCGCGCGGGAGAAAGCGGCATGAATTTCACCTCTGCTTTAACCGTCCGCCAGCAGGAGGTACTGGATATGCTGGCTGATTTCCAGCGACGAAACGGTTACCCGCCGACACAGAAAGAAGTGGCCCAGCTTATGGGGGCCGCTTCACCCAACGCAGCGACCGATATGCTGCGTAAGCTGGAAAAGAAGGGAGCTATATCGGTATCAAGGGGCGTCGCCCGCGGCATCACCATCAACGGCATCGCCAAAGAAGATGAGGCCGTTTCTCTGCTGCGCGCCATGGTTGAACGTGAAGCTGATGCACGTGAACGGGCAATTTCTTTCCTGCATAAAATGGAGAGCGAGCAGTGCAAATAACCTTTCTGTCCAGCCTCAGTAACACCGAAGCCGTTATGCTCCCGGGAAATAGCCCTCATATTCCCGGAGGCACAAAAGCGTGTTCAAAAAGATGTCATTTAGTGAATACAGTGCGACGAAACTCTTCAACAGCAGCAGCGACAGGCGGCCAGATTGAAACTTCACTGCCATTAACATCAAAGACTTTTCCGTGGTTCTTTTCGGCGATGTTTTTCATCTGTACGAAATTAATGTCGAAGTTGTCTTCGCCAACCTCTTGTTTAAGTTGTGCTTCAGAAACTTTGCGATCCGTCCCATCGGAAAGCTTGAGAAATGCTTTAAGGATTCTGGTGTTCATTTGTTCAGGACGCTTAGCCCAGAGCTTAAGACGACGTGAAACTTTGGAGACTTCCTGCAGTTCGCCCTGCGCGGCGGTGGAGCCTGTTGCAAACATTCTTTCTAACTCCTCAAGAGATGCTAAAGCCTTAACAATGTTTCTGTGTGCTTCCGGTAATTCCCTGCCAGAGGAAACCTGGAATGCTGCTGCCTCGAGAAAATTTTTAGCCTCTGTAATTTTTTCGGTAATGTGCATTTTAGTTAAATTACACTCAATATTAGTCAATTTAGTAAATTTAGTCTTTTTGGGTGTTTTTTGCAAGAGGGAATTGTGCGCATGAAACTGGTTTTGCCATTCCCCCCCAGCGTTAACAGCTACTGGCGCGCCCCGACCAAGGGGCCGCTAAAAGGCCGCCACCTTGTCAGCGCCGACGGCCGCAAATATCAGAGCAATGCCTGCGCCGCGGTTGTCGAGCAGTTGCGGCGTATACCCAAGCCGACCACCAGCCTGCTGGCTGTGGAGGTGGTGCTTTACCCGCCTGACCGTAAACGCCGCGATCTGGATAACTACCTGAAGGCACTTTTCGATGCGCTGACGCTGGCCCATGTCTGGGAGGACGACAGCCAGGTGAAAAAGATGCTGGTGGAATGGGGCCCGGTAACCAGCAAAGGGAAGGTGGAAATCACGATCAGTAACTTTGTGGCGGGTGCAGCCGCCTGACAGATGGAGAAACGTATGAACCAGACACACCCGATTTCATTTTGCCCTAAGCATCATGCGGCTCTGGCAGGTCAGGAGCTTTTTATGTCCAGCCGGGAAATAGCCTCGCTTGTCGGTTCACGTCATACCGACGTGTGCACCGCCATTGAGCGGTTAATGAAGAAAAGCGTCATTGAAGGGTATACGGCATTGCCGTACACCCACCCGCAGAACAGGCAGGAATACCACCACTACCTGGTTAACAAGCGTGACAGCTATGTCATTGTGGCGCAGTTATGTCCGGAGTTTACCGCGCGCCTGGTTGATCGCTGGCAGGAACTGGAAAGCAGCCAGCAGCCGAGCGTGCCGCGGTCGCTGCCGGAGGCACTGCGCCTTGCTGCGGATCTGGCCGAACAAAAGGAAAGGCTGGCACAGGAACTCGCCGCCGCGGCGCCAAAGGTGGAGTTTGTGGATCGCTACTGCTCCGCCAGCGGTTCGCTCTCATTTCGTCAGGTGGCAAAACTGTTAAAAGCCAAAGAGACGGATTTCCGCCTGTTCCTGATCGACAACGAGATTATGTACCGCCTCGGCGGGGTGCTGACGCCGCGCCACCAGCATATTGATGCCGGACGGTTCGAGGTGAAAACGGGCACCTCCACGACATCCAACCACGCGTTCAGCCAGGCGCGTTTCACAGCGAAGGGTGTTAAGTGGATAGGTGGGCTGTGGTCTGAGCATGTAGCGAAGGGAAACGCAGCGTGAGAGCTCTGTTAACACCGGAAATAGCGCGCGGAATGGGTATCGTGCTGCTTCGCCCCGGCCCGGAACTGATGCCCATATTTGCAAACGGGCGCGTGCTGGTGGAGGTGCAGCCAGAAAGCATGGCACGGTTCCCGAGCGGCGCGGTGCCGCCGGCGCACCAGCCCCTGGCCGATGACGAAGGACTGCAGGTCTTCTTTACTGATGAGCGGGTGATCCGGGCTGCTGGTGGCATGAACGGGCTTGAGCACTGGCTGATGAAGCAGCAGGGCGGCTGCCAGTGGCCGCATAGTGAGTACCATCACCATGAGCTCACCACGATGCGGCATGAGCCCGGCGCGCTGCGTCTGTGCTGGCACTGTGATAATCAGCTGGCCGAACATTTTACTGAGCGCCTGTCAGCAATTGCTCGTTCCAATGTGATAGCCTGGATTATCAGCGTTGCGCGCGGCGCTCTTGCCTTTGACGATACCCACGAGCTGACTCTGCCGGAGTTGTGCTGGTGGGCTGTCAGGATGGATATCACTGATGCACTGCCGGACAGTGTGGCGCGCCGCGCGCTGCGCCTTCCGCCTTTGCCCGTGCAGGGCGTGTCGCGTGAAAGCGATATGGTTCCGGGGCCGTCGGCGGCTGAAATAGTACAGACGAAAGCACAGCGTGCCGGTGCCGTGAAGACGCTAATGAACTGCGACAAGCCGCAGGAGCAACAGCCGCAGGTGGTTGCGCTGACAATCGACCCTGAGTCGCCTGAAAGTTACATGCTCCGGCCAAAGCGCCGCCGCTGGGAAAACGAGAAATACACCCGCTGGGTTAAGCAGCAGCCTTGCGCATGCTGCAACCAGCGGGCAGACGATCCCCATCACCTGATCGGCCACGGGCAGGGCGGGATGGGTACCAAAGCCCATGACCTTTTCGTATTGCCTTTGTGCAGAAGGCATCACGACGAGCTCCATCGGGACACCGTGGCATTCGAAGAAAAATATGGCTCACAGCTGGAGCTTATTTTTCGTTTTTTAGACCGCGCGCTCGCGATCGGCGTGCTGTCATAAGTGGAGTGGAGACCACACATGAACCTCGAAGCCTTACCAAAGTTCTATTCCCCGAAATCACCGAAACTCAATGATGAGACACCAGCCACCGGCAGCGCCGCGCTGACCATCTCGGATGTAATGGCTGCACAGGGTCTCGTCCAGTCTAAGGCGGCGCTGGGGTTCAACCTCTTCCTCGCCAAAATGGGCATTCAGGATCCGCAGCCCGCTGTTGATGGCCTGGTTAAATATGCGCTCGCGCTAAATAACGGCGTAATGAAAAAACTCGGTGAGCGCGCACGCTCGGAAATGGCCCTTTGTCTGGCTCAGTTCGCCTACAGCGACTATGCGCGCTCGGCAGCCAGCAGCTGCGAATGCCATCACTGTGAAGGAAAAGGGGTTAAGCGCGTGCGTCGGGAGGTGGTGAAGCATCCTGGCGTGAAAGGCGTGGATGCGACAATTCGCGTAGAGGAAGTGGAAGAACTCTGTAAGCACTGCGGTGGGAAGGGTGTTATCAATACGGCCTGCCGGGACTGCTCGGGACGGGGAATGGCGCTTGACCGTAAGCGTACCGAGTTACACGGCGTGCCGGTGCAAAAGCTGTGTGAACGATGTGGCGGTAAAGGGTTTGCACGTCTTCCCACCACTCTGGCGCGCCGTCAGGTGCAGGTGCTGGTGCCTGATATGACCGATTACCAGTGGTACAGCGGGTTTGCTGACGTCATAAATCTGCTGGTGACGAAATGCTGGCAGGAAGAAGCATTCGCGGAAAAAATGCTGCGAGAAGTCACACGTTAGAAGCCTGATTAAACATTTTGGCGACTTGATGCTTGTTAAATTCAAAAAAATTGGGTAGGATTTTTCTAACGATGGGCGTTGTGTATCCACCGTTCAGAACCCGCTCGCTGCAGCGGGTTTTTTATATGACCTGTCTGTTCCTTTAACTGGTAATAAATTTCCAAAGTGTCATGGCAAACCTGTACGCAGGTACCTACGCTGTAAAGGTACTCGTGAGATAAGGATGCCTATGCTGTGGATTGAACAAGGTCTTTATATCAGGATTCAGGAACTCGATAACGGACCCACACCAATGCCGTTAAAGAGCGGGTTTAATATGGAAACGGCTTATCGGGTGCTGGGTTGTTTTAACCCATCTGAAACGTCAGATGCATATTACATACTGGCTAATGATCGGGATGAAACGTGGTTTATATGTAACCGACATGTTCGCGTTGTATGTGTGGATAATAAACGGAAAGAATTCCGTTACCCGATCTCTGTCCTGAACCTTCACTGAAAAAATAAAGCAAAACTCAAACTGGCTGCCTGCGGGCGGCCTTTTTCATTTCCCCTCGCTCAGAGAGGATGCACAGCAATAGAGGGGGATACATGTCCGATCCGGTTTCGGGAACTGTCGCAGCAGGTGCTGCGCTTACTGGTGCAAGTATCTATGGACTGCTGACCGGCACAGATTATGGCGTAATTTTTGGCGCGTTTGCCGGCGCGGTCTTTTATGTTGCCACCGCGGCAGACCTGACCCTGATCCGGCGCGCCGCCTATTTCGTTGTTTCGTACATCGCTGGCGTTTACGGTGCCGGGCTGGTGGGCTCCAAGCTTGCCAGCTGGACGGAATACAGCGACAAGCCGCTTGATGCACTGGGGGCCGTTATCCTCTCTGCGCTGACGATTAAAATCCTGACGTTCGCCAGCCAGCAAGACCCCGCGCAGTGGTTCCAGCGGTGGAGAGGGGGAGCCAATGGTAATAAGTGATCCGCTGGTACTGACAAACGTGGCGACGTGCTCGGCCATTGTGCTGAGGCTGATGCTGTTCCGTAAACCCGGAGCCCGGCATCGCTGGTGGGCATCATGGCTGGCATACCTGATTATCCTGGCGTATGCATCCGTACCGTTCCGCTACTTCTTCGACTTTTACGTCCACACACACTGGGCGTCGGTCATCATCAACTTAATCATCTGCGCCGCCGTGTTCCGTG